TCTGAGGGGGGTACGGGTTCTGGGGGGAGCAGAACCTCTTGGTCTTAAAACGGCACTCAACGTGCTTGCAAAAGAAGCAAAAGGGAAATTCTTATTTAAACTAGATGGACACTGTTCAGTCGGAAGAGCATTCGATGTAATTCTTAAAGAAGAATGCAAAAAAGATTGTCTCATGATACCAAGTCATTACAACCTCGATGTAGAAACATGGACAAGAACAAAAGGACCAGTTAATTGTTATTATATGGCATTCCCATATGATCTTGACAACAAGCGAGGAGGCGGGCTTTATCCAAAGATCTGGAATGAGAGAAACGATAAGACTAAAGACTTTGTCGAGACAATGAATATGGTTGGATGCTGTTGGTTCATGCATAAGCATAAATGGAAAGAAATCGACGGGCTTGATTTGAAAGACAGCTCGACATTATCTCCGGAATCACAGGAACTCCCGCTTAAATTCTGGCTGTCCGGAGGGGAAGTGGTATTCAGTACAGCAACCTGGTACGCGCATTATTGGCAGCGAGACACAAGAGGATACAATATTGAACAAAAAACTCAACATAAACCTGCAGAATTATATCTTATTTGGTATTTCATGAATAACAGATGGGAAAAACAAACTATACTCATGGAAGATCTCATCAAATATTTCTGGCCCATCCCGGGATGGCCGGATAACTGGCAGCAGGCCATGGTAAATTACGAAAATAAATATCCAAAGATGTTCTCAAAATGGAAACAGCCAGAAACACTTCCAAAAGTAATACCTGCATCAAAAATAGAAATAATAATAGATGATCCTGCAGTCGAACCAACAGATAAAGAAAAAGAAAAAGTAAAAGCGTGGGTCAATACAGTAAGGCCACTGAACGAAATGGTATCAATAGTGATACCAGCTCGAAATGAACCATACCTTTTCCAGACAATTGAAAGCATATTCGATAATGCAACAGGGCCAATTGAAATCTTTGTCATGTTAGACGGTTACTGGCCTGATCCACCATTAAATCCGCATGAAAATCTCACGATTATCCACAATGGAACGCCACAGGGCATGAGAGAAAACGCAAATGCAGCCTCAAGAATCATGAACGGAAAATACATCATGAAGGTTGACGCACATTGCATGTTCGGACCAGGATTTGATGAAATATTAAAAGCAGACTGTGAAAATGATTGGCTATGTATCCCAAGCAGATACAGCCTTGATCCGAAAAAATGGAAGAGAGGGAGAGGCCCAACAGAGTATCTGTATCTTACATACCCTGGAGGTGGAGATGATATGTATGGGAATGGGCTCCATGGAAAGAAATGGATCTGTAAGAATACAGGGTCAAAAGAATTCTATAGGATGGAAAACGAACGAAAAGACATCCTGATAGATGACATCATGACATTTCAGGGCAGTTGCTGGTTTATGACCTTGGAAAAATTTAACAAAATTGAAACTTTAGATGCTGAAAATTATGGTTTCTTTCAGGAAGCCCAGGAAATTGGCATGAAAGTCTGGTTATCTGGAGGCAGGGTCATCAGAAATAAAAAAACATGGTACGCCCACTGGCATAAAAATAAAGGTAGAGGATTTCCATTATCCAAACGGCAGAAACATAAAACAGAAGAATTCTCAGTCGATTTCTGGATGAACAATAAATGGGATAAACAAACCAGAGATTTTGAATGGTTAATTGATAAATTCTGGCCGATACCTGGATGGCCGGACAACTGGAAAGAAATAAGAAAATAATACATAGAGGAGATACAATGCTCGATTACAGAGAGGCAGAAAAATCACTAAAAAGAAAATTCGGTTACAGGCACTGGGACTCAATGCCTCACAGGATTCGACGCGGCGCAAGAGATGTCATTCCAAGATGGATGGGTGAGAATGGATATAAATATGGAGCAGAAATTGGTGTATGCGCTGGCCATTACAGCGCGGTCATATGCAAAAATATTACAGATGTAAAATTACTATGCGTTGATCCATGGACTCCATACAGACGCGTTTCACAAGAAAACCAGGACGATCTATTTGAAAGAACAAAATTAAGACTGGCTCCATACGATGCAACATTGATACGAAAAAAAAGTCTCGAAGCAGTTAAAGACATTGAACTCGGCTCTCTTGATTTTGTATATATAGACGGACTCCATGACTTTGATAACTGTGTCATGGACATTATCGAATGGTCTAAGCGTGTACGGATAGGCGGAATTATATCCGGACACGATTATATCTCTGAGTTCAGGCAAGGTGTCGTTGAGGCTGTCAATTCTTACACAACAACTCATAACGTCACAAGATGGTATATTACGAGAGATAGAGTCCCAAGTTTTTTCTGGGTCAACAATGGAGTGGATTTTACAAATGGATGATACCGTCTAAAATATAAAAACAAACAATGACATTGAATTATATAACAAAAAATCTTGAACCGTTAGGTAACACGGAAATCCTCTGGGGGGGAATCGATGCGTGATTTAAGTGTAATCATACCAGGAAGAAACGAAGAATTCATGGCGAGAACTGTAGAAGATGTCCTTTCCAAAAAAAGAGCCAATACAGAAGTAATCGCCATCATGGACGGATACTGGGCAGACCCAGCAATACCAGTTCATCCAGATGTCACTGTCATACATCACGAAATAGCAAAAGGACAGCGTCAATCCACAAACATAGGTGTCAAACTCAGCGATGCAGAATTTATCATGAAACTTGACGCTCATTGTGCTGTCGATAAAGGGTTTGATGTGAAACTCATGGATAACATTGAATATGACTGGACAGTTGTGCCAACCATGTACAATCTCCATGCATTTGATTGGGAATGTCAGCTCTGTGGAAACAGAACATACCAAGGAGCTGAACCAACTGAATGCAAATGCACATCTAAACCTGGCATATCATACTCTCCATCAGACGATCAATTCAAAAAAATTGTTGTCTGGAAAGAGAAACGCAATCCAAGATCAGACTTCATGCGATTCGATAAGAATTTAAAGTTTCAATATTGGAGAGATTATAAGAACCGTCCAGAGGCAAAGGGAGTTAACGGAATTGCCGATCAGTTATGTGCTATTGGCGCATGCTGGTTTATGTACCGTGACAGATATCTTGAGCTGGGAGGGTTGGACGAGGAACATGGGAGTTGGGGACAGGTTGGCGTTGAAATGGCCAACAAGAGCTGGAGATCCGGAGGCAGACAGGTTGTGAATATGAACACCTGGTTTGCACACATGTTCAGAACTGGTGGAGGTTTCGGTTTCCCTTATCCGAATCATGGTGTTAAGAAAGCCAGGAAAAGATCCAGAAGTCTCTGGATAGACAATAAGTGGGAAGGCCAAAAGAAAAGTCATGACATGGAATGGATGCTAAGTAAATTCTATCCAGTCCCAGAATGGCATGACAATGTAGACCCACCAAAAAAACCAAAAATAACACAAAAAAAAGGTATTATATATTATACAAATAACCAATGTGAAGAACGTATCATTCAAGCCTCAAGACGCGCATTATCAAAGGCCGTAAATGGAAATATGTTAATATCTGTATCACAATACCCAATCGAATTCGGTAACAATTACGTTATGGAACTTGAAAGTTCAGCACTCAGCATGTTTAAACAGATACTTAAAGGACTTGAAGTTATAAACACAGACATTGTATTCCTGACAGAACACGATGTGATTTACCATCCATCTCATTTTGATTTCATACCACCGAAGTCCGATGTATATTATTATAATAAAAATGTATGGTTTCTTGATTCAAAGACGGGGCAAGCGTTGCAATTCGATGATATTAAACAAGTATCCGGGCTAGTTGCATATCGTGACCTCCTCATAAAGCATTACAAGAAGAGGGTGGAAAGGGTAGAACAGGAAGGATTCAATAGAAAAATGGGATACGAACCCGGAAAAACGCTTCCACACGGAATAGACGATTATAAATATGAATACTTTGAATCAGAACATCCAAATGTAGACATAAAACATAATGCTACATTGACCCCTGGAAGATTTAATATCGATCAATACAGATGTAAGGAAAAAATAAAAGACAGTTGGAATTTAGCAGACGAAATCCCATACTGGGGAAAAACAAAAGGCAAATTTGACAGTTGGTTAAGAGACATGATGAGGATATAGATGCCGCAGGTATTTAAAAAAACAAAACTATCCATTGTTGTGCCGGTTCTGAATAGCCATGGAATAGTCAGGCGTCAAATAGTTCATTACAAAAGAATGAACCTTCCGGATGACATTGAAATAATTTTCATAGATGACAATAGCGATCCACCGTTAAGAGGTAACATCAATACGAGACGGCTTCGAAATTTTCACATCTATCCGACAGGAGATACAAGACCATGGACAATTGCATGTGCAAGAAATCTTGGTGCAAAAATAGCGCAAGGTGAATACATATTCAATACAGATATAGATCATATACTCCCGTACAAAGCAATCATGGAAGGATACAAATTTACTGGTGACAAATTAATGTTTGAAAGAGAATACGGTATCCTTGACAACAAAGGAATGATTCGTCAAAGCCATAATTTCCTATTGAAATACGGGGCGAATAAAAGCAGATTAAGACGCAGGGGAACCCATAGATATTATCATGTCGGCACACATGTAATAAGAAAACAAATTCTCATGGAAATAGATGGCTACCCATTGAGGTGCTGTGAATATGGATCCCACCCGACCAGAGAAGATAGATTGACATTCCATAGATATCTAAAACATGCAGAAGTTGGGAAATGCAAACCACAAGAAATGGCAAACGATCCAGTATTAGTCTTCCCTGTATCAACAGGAAAACTTTTCCATAACCTGCCAAGGAAAAAAAAATTTTAATCGCAAAGGAAATAATGCCATACAAAAGACATCATCCAATCAATGAAGACCAAATGAACAAGTCAAAGTTTGAGGGGCACCATACGATATGTCAGACACTAAGGGATATTTATCATATGACAAACAACCCTGAAATAAAATTAAAATGCAGGGTAGGGATGTCAATGTCAAAAGCAATGCATAAGAAATTAAAAAAATATAAGCAACAAGAAGAAAAAAGGAGTAAGCAATGCCAACAACCCTCACAGAAATAGCCCAGGAAAAATCAACATACCTTGTAACCTTTACATTCCAGGATGAGAATGGAGATGTGGTTGTACCAGCAACAGTGGTTTGGTCGCTTACCGACGGCAACGGAAACATTGTCAACAGTCTAACAGATCAGTCAGAAACACCTGCATCATCAATAACGATAACATTGACCGGAGATGATCTGCAAGTAAGCGCCGCTGAAACAGCCCTTGCAAGGGTCGGCAATCGAAACACAGTAAGACGACACATCGTTGTAGAAGCAATATACGACTCTGTAACATATGGAAATGGACTCGGATTAAATGATGAAGCTGTATTTGAACTTGAAAATCTAAAGAAAGTAGCATAGGAGGACATCATGGCGGTATGGGCTCCTGGTGATTATCTTGGTGCGGCTGTAGCCGATTATGGAACGATTGAATTAAGCATAGCCCCGCACGAGGTAATGACATACATGTCAAACAGAGAACAGCAAATCATTCCACTAGACGACGGTGAGATAAGAATAGATCTTGATGATGACTATGTTTTTTATGTAGATGTTCAATGGAAAGCCATAACATATGCAAATGCAACAATAATTTTAGATATATTACTTCTCGAAGCAAGAGGAAACGGTATCACGCGAACGGTAGAATGGAATCACCCAACAGATACCTATAAATATGTTATCAGAAATACAAAACTTCCATCCTTCAGACAATATCCTCCAGATCTATGGGATATAAAAGCATCATTCAAACTGATGGGAACGGTGTAATATGATATACAATTTTTTATCAAATGTAAGTGCTGACAATGCTGAAACATTAACTTTACCATCACATGACGGGATCGATCACCAACCGGTTAGAGAACAATACGTTGAAGTTCTTGATGATGGATCAGAGGAACGAATTGATGCAGACAATGTTTATCAATTCACAACAACAATTAAATGGATAGAAATGTCAAAAGAAAATCATCAGATTATAATGGACTATTTCTATTCAGCAACAAAAGGAGCCGGGATAACAGAGACTTTCTACTGGGAGCATCCAAGCGACGGTCACGCATACACTGTAAGGTTCGAAGCAAAGCCTCAACAAGTCCAGAAACCAAATCATGTGTATGATGTGACAGCAAAGCTGAGAATTGTGGGGAATCAGCCTTAACGGAGAAGATCTATGATAACTTTTTCTGCAAATCAAACAACAATTGTATCAGCCTCAACACAAACCAGGACATGGCT